TCAGCACCGATGCTTGCGATAGCAAGTAACGCTTGTCCTGGGTCAGTAAAGATTGCTTGTACTAATGCCGCTGGGTTTTCAAGTACCACAAGGGCTGCTGCTACCTCGGCTGTAATAACAACCTCGTTGCCATCCTCATCTTGACGAACTTCAACAGGAGTTTGTGGTGGCAAATCTTCATAGGTTAAGCCAGCATCTTGGATAGCCTGTGCTGTGACTGGTTCACCTTGGGCTGCTTCGATGACTGCTTCTACGGCAACTGCTATTTCTTCGGGTGTTGAATCTTCTGTTACCACTGGAGGTGGTGTAGGCTCTGGCGTATGAGTAGATTCTTCAACGACATCATCAACAGGTTCATCAACTGGTGGAGCGACTTCAACTGGAGGCTCAGGCTCCACAGGGGGTGGCGCAGGCGCTTCGTCAACAGGCTCAGGAGCAGGTTCGGTAGGTGGTACCTCCGCCTCTGGTACTGGCTCTGGGATAGGTTCAGGTAATGGTTCCTCAGCAGGAGGAGCAGGCTCCTCAACAGGAGGAGGTTCTGGCATTGGCTCAGGAGCAATCTCCACTGGAACTGGCACTGGCTCAGGCGCAGGAGGAACTGGCTCTGGCATTGGAACGGGTGCAGGCTCAGGTGCGGGTTGCACTGGTTGAGGCTGAGGTTCGGGCACTGGTTGAGGAGATGGCTCAGGTTGAGGTTGAGGTAAAGGAGTTGGTTGCGGCTCTACCGCAGGCGGCGTGGCAGGCACGCTTGGCACTGGTTCGGGAGCAGGTGTAGGACTTGTTTGATTACTTGTTGTTGCTGTTGATGTTTCTACTGGGCTGGTCGCTGTCGCGGTATCACTGCTCACGGCAGTGGCAGTCTCAGTTGTTGCAGTGGAAGTCTCAGGAGAAGGACTGGCAGTTGCAGTTGGAGTCTCACTCGGAGATGGTTGTGGAGACGGAGACTCTGTTGGTGTTGGAGAGACAGAAGGTTCTGGAGTCGGCGAAGGCTCTGTACTTGGAGAAGTTGAAGGTACAGGACTCGGCGATGGCTCTACAGAAGGCGATGCTTCGGCAGTCGGAGTTGGAGATGGCACTGGACTTGGCTCAGGCGAAGGCGATGGTGACACAGAAGGCTCTGGAGTGGGACTTACAGTAGGTGACGGCGTTACTCCATTGTAATAACGAAGTGGTCCATCAGGAACTGATGTTGAAATAAAGATTAGATAACTACCAGAGTGCCCACCTTCACAGAACAAACGGGCTATATCACCTTTGCCTTGGAAATAAACATTTGAATTATCCCAACCAACATTTGCTGTTCGTTGAGTTCCATCATCTTTACCACAAGTAATTGTTGCTGGACCTGTTTGCTCTGCTTGGGCTGATGGTAAAAAGAAAAAAGAAGTTCCTAATGTGAGGAACCAGACTGCAAGTAAACGGGGAAGTTTCACTTGTACCTTTCAATTAGTTTTTGCGGTCACACAACATTTCATAGATACGGTCAACGCGTTCCTCTAGTCTGTCAACGGAGTCACGGAGGCTTGAGCCAGAATTCGGTCTTAATTCAGAAAGATAATGTTTAACTAGCCATCGCACTGATGCTACAAAAGCACCAACGATAGTAGCAACAGAGACAGCAAGGGCAGCCCAGTCTGTGGGTGTCATATTTAAACTACCGTTCTAGCAATAACTTGTGCAATTCCACCGTATCCAGTGAAACCGCTCTTAGGTGGAGTGGTGCGAGTAAAGGTAACTTGTTCAATAATTGCTTCAATAGGCTCACCGCCTGCGGTAAAGTCCTGGATGATAACGGTTTCTCCAGCGCCTTCTACTGTTTCCAGTGCATTTAAACGCTGTCTTGCGTAGCCATCAAAGCCAATGATGTTACCTAACTTGTCCGTTTCTTTGTCGAAAAGAAGGATTGGAATTTGGATAACGCGAGCGCGTGTAGGAGTAGGCAAAGCCTTAGCGGAATAACCATACATAACAGCGCCAGTCGAAGCAGTCGTTGCGTTACGGTAGAGGTTGAAGCGGAACGCAGCATCAGGTGATACATCCGTAAATACCAAAGCAAGGTCGTAGTCGTATTGTTCAATGTTACCTTGCGCAATAGTAGTGAGTGAGTCTGCAACTGTTTCTTTAACACGGGCAATTTGAATATCTCCTTGCAATGTTTCTGGGTGACGAACACGGATACGCTTCCATGCCTTGTTCTCAAGGGTATCGAAACGGATAAGACCAGTCTCTATAGTTCCAGACTCAACCAACTCTGTGGCATGCTCAACATAAAGCCCAGTGCTTTCTACAGTAAAAGCCTTGCGCCCATCGGCAAAGATTGCAACTGAGTGGACATGCCCAGTCTTTGATGCGGCAACTAAATCTGTTGCGTAGGCATAGCCACCGTTTGTCAATGGAGAGCCAAGGTTAATGCGTATTAAGCCAGACTGTCCACCAATGCCAGCGTTAACGCCAGCCCATACAAAGTTATTGGCTGCTGCAAAAGCATAGATGTTTCCAGTATCTTCAAATAACAATGGACCGTATGTGATGTCTCCATTAGTATCTACAACACCAACCCGCACGCCTCTGTTAGTTCCTATCATTACATAGGAGCCAAGGTATCCGTAAAGGGCTGTTAATATCTCACTCTTAGGTAATAGGATAACGCGGGTTAAGGTAGTAAGGTTACCGCTTGCATCAACAGTAATTTTAAGCGCCATGCCTTCGTCACCAGAGAACCCGCCAACATAGATTGCGTTGCTTGATTCTGTGACAGCGGTAAAGGTAAAACCAATAGGTAAGGTTGTGCTTCCGTTAACGGCAGTAAGTGTGCTGAGGTTAATAGAGGAGCCAGTGTTGCGTGCTAGTTCATATACAAATGTATTCTTACTGACATCTGAGTAAGCAAGGATAAAGCGTTGCTTTACATAGTTGATTGCAGCCACTGATGCGTTGGCTGTATTGATGGCATAGTCTTGATGTAGCGCAGGAGATGCAGCATCAAAAGAATAACGCCATACTTTAGTTGCAGTAACAACCATTAAGTCGTTGCCACCCATGCATGAGAATAAGATGGCTTCTGTGATGGCTGTATTGTTTGCTATGGTGGTTTCAGTAGCACCATCTGCAGATATTTTAATAATGCGCTTAGTATCTGAGGCTGAGTTGTTTACTTGGATAAGAAAGTTGTCAGCGCCGATTGTTGTTGAAAATACTTGAGACTTGGTAGTGCTTGGCTCTTGTAGTGAGGTATTCTTAAGCAGTGATAATTGTCCAGCAGTCCAAGGGTCAATACCAGTAGATGATTTGTAACGAAACTTTATCTGCTCAACATCGCCTTCCAATGGCTCAGCATAGTTAATGCCTGTGCCTAAATGAAAGGATGACTGAGAGCGAATCCAATAGCCTGAGCCAGAGAGCGACTGCTCACCTGGGTCACGCCCGTTGTCAAAGCGCTGAGTACGAAACTCTGCAGTCTGTCGGCGGTAAGGAGTAGAGTCAGTGATGGCAAAGACAAACGGTAAGCCCGCAATAGCGATGTCAAAGGCATTGCTTGTGATTTCGTAGTATTGAGATACGGAACCAGATAGGTCAATGACTGGGCGTTCGGTAATATGGGGCGCACGGCTAGTAATTGCCACTGTTTCTCCTTAAATCATGGGGTTGTCTAAGACTGTATCTACGGCATCGTCAATAGAGCGTTGGCACTCAGAGGTGCAACGCTCACATTGTTTACACATTATTCTGTAATTTCAATCCAAGATGTTGTATCTTCATCCCATGTGTAACGCTTGTCATCTGTAGGCATAGGTGTTGGTGCTTCCCATAGGTAAGAGGTTGCATTAAGAATCCAAGATGGGTAGGGCTGTGGGGCTGCAAAGCCTGTGCCATCCCATGTATAGCCAATACCTGCATAGTTTTTATTCAATGGCGTACCGCCTAGAGAGTGAACTCCACCATGTGTGTTGTATGAAGTTTTAATCCAAGTGCCTGTATATCGGTCAGGGTTTGCTTGGAGGAAATCATCCTCAACCACATTAACCTGAGTGACTACGCCATCTTCTACTTTAGCCCAATGTGCCATTACTTTTTATCCTTATCTTCGCCATAAAGTGTTGCTGTGTTTAATAACTTAACATCACGCTTAGTGACAATGCCACCTTTTTCATCTAACTGAGTCTTAGCAGTTGCCTCATCATCTGCAATGATGTGTACCAACATATTTACTTCGTATGAGAAGCATTGAGTTGGCTTAGTTTCTTTAATTTTAGTTACATTTGACATGTGTTCTCCTACGCTAGATAACGGAATATAACAATACCAGAGCCACCATCGCCACCACTTCCACCGTTGGAAGCACCGCCGCCTCCACCGCCACCTGTATTAACAGTTCCTGCGGTTGAGCCTTGATTCATAGCAGAACCTGGAGCGCCGCCACCTAAACCACCAGATGAATTTCCGCTACCACCCCACTCGCCTCCACCTCCACCGCCAGCGTAATAACCGCTGTTAGCGCCAGTACCTGTAGGTGTTGCAAATGCAGTAATTTGTACTCCGTTACCACCATTACCACCGCTTGATGAGTTAGATGCTCCACCTACTGCACCCGCTCCACCGCCACCACCTTGACGAGTATGTGAATTGCTTGTGTAAGCACAGCCTGCGTAGCCTTGATTAGTAGTGCCAGAACCAGGGGTTCCGCGAGAAGCAACAGATTCACATCCGCCGCCACCAGAACCACCGCTATTTGCAACGCTTCCTCTAGGAGATGGACCTGCCCCACGACCACCACCAGTAGAAGTAATAGTTGTAATGCCAGTTCCGCTAACAGATGAGTTGTTGCCATTAGCATTAGTGCTACCACCTGCGCCAATAGTTACAGTAAACGCATTGCCAGGCATAGAAATTGCACTTTCAACAGTTCCGCCACCACCAGTAGCAGTTACAGTTGAACGAAGTCCACCAGCACCACCACCTGCCATAATGTAATCAGCACTACCAGCAGCACCACCACCTGCAACTACTAGATAATCAACACTAGAAATTGTTGCAGCAGGAGTAAATGTTCCATCTGATGTAAATGTGTGATACCAATATCCACTTGAATATTTAATTGTTCCACCAGTTGCTTTAGGCATAGCAGTAATAAAAGTTCCATCAGAAGTAAATGTATGAATTGTATTTCCACCTGATGTGGTTACAGTTCCACCATAGGCTTGTTGAGAGCCTGAGTAACGGGCTATAACAATTCCTGAACCGCCTTTACCTCCTGCGTATTGTGCATAGGCTCCACCTCCACCGCCACCTGTGTTAGCAGTTGCTGGGCTTGCAGAAGCAGAAGTTCCAGATGATGTTCCATCTGATGCTCCACCTTTATTAGCGGTTGTGGTTGTTCCGCCACCATATCCACCACGACCATTTTGACCACCTCCACCGCCACCACCAGCGTAATAAATTGATGAACCAGTAATTGCTACTGCTAATGCAGCACCACCTTCGCCACCATTACTTGCTCCACCTGATGTACCAGCGCCTCCAGCGCCACCGCCACCACCGCCGTTTTCATTGGTGTTCTGTCCATTTCCGCCAGCATAACCTTGTCCACTTGGACTTGCAGCACCGCCAGTTCCACCACCAAGACTAGAATCGGCACCACCTCCGCCTGAACCGCCACTTTTACCTGCAAGTGTAACGGTTGAACTATTAGATACTCCACCACCTCCACCACCACCAGCAGAAGTAACTGTTGTTATTCCTGTTCCAGCAATAGATGATGCATTTCCATTTAACCCAGCAAAATCAAAACTTGAAGAACCATCTCCACCAGCGCCAACGGTAATTGTGTAAGAAGTGTTAAGCAAAAGATTTAATGGGGATTCTAGTGAACCACCACCGCCAGTTGCAGTTACAGTTGAACGAAGTCCACCAGCACCACCACCACCTGCACCATAAGAACCAGGAGGTGAATCATCACGACCAAATCCTCCGCCTCCGCCACCTGCAACGATAAGATAGTCAACAGTTAAACCAGATGGTGCAAAAGTTCTCATACCACCAAAGCCTGTAGCAGAGGCACCTGCTAATGTACCGATAATTGGCATTGTTAAATCTCCTTATTAGGCAAACTTAGTTTGGGTTTCAAGAACTGTATATGTTGCTGATGCTGTTTTAATAATTGTAAATGAGTATGCATCAATAGCAGATGCATTGCCAGACGAAATTGCTGCTGGAACCTTTGGAGTTACAGTAGTTCCATCAATCTGAATTGTATTTGGATAATAAGCAGTAGCACCATTGGTGTTAAGCCACACAAGAGTAATAGTATCTCCTACTGCCAAAGCAGTATTAAGAGACACGCTGCTACTGTATCTAAAATTAAGCGTGTGGTTGGCTGTTGCGTTAGATGTGTAGTACCAGATAGATGCAGTAGCAACATCAAAGTTAATAGTTCCAGTTGCAGCAGAAGCCACAACATTTATATCTTCTTCTAGTCCTCTAATAACTGTATCAGCAAGGGTTCCACCTGATGCTCTAGCAAGCGGGAATCCACCAGCCGTTGCCCCATCGTGAACTACTACTACATCCTTATCGGTATCTACTGTCAATTCGCCAAGTAGACCTGTAAAGGATGCATGTTGTGCTGTTGTGCCTCTACGGCGCTGAAATGCAAATGGCATTAGATTGTTCCCCAATCGGATAAGTTAGACCATGAAGCGGATGTTCCATTGTTTGTTAAGAAGTAGCCATTAACTCCTGCGCTAATGGCTGGGATATAACTTGCAGCAGTGGTTGCCGAGTTGGCAGCCGATGTTGCACTTGTTGCTGCAGATGATGCAGATGTTGCTGCACTGCTTGCACTTGTTGCTGCTTGTCCAGCAGAAGTTGCTGAGGCAGTTGCGCTAGTAGCAGACAGTGTTGCACTGGATGCAGATAGCGTTGAACTTGATGCTGATAAAGATGCACTTGTTGCAGAACTTGTTGCGCTAGTTACAGCCTGACCAGCCGATGTAGATGCTGTCGCTGCTGAGTTAGATGCAGTTGTTGCACTTGCTGCAGCGCTAGTTGCAGATGTAGCAGCAGCGGATGCCGAAGCAGCAGCCGATGTAGCGCTGGTAGCAGCAGCAGTTGCTGATGCAGCAGCGGATGTAGCAGATGTTGCTGCAGCGGTAGCACTGGCAGCAGCACTTGTTGCACTTGTTGCTGCAGCAGTTGCGCTTGTTGAAGCGCTTGATGCGCTAGTTGCAGCAGCAGCAGCGACAGTTGCAATGTTGATATATGTGGTGGTTGTCGTGTCGGTTGTTGTAATATCACCCATATCACGGACAAGACCAGCACCTGTTGTACCAATAATGTTTGTATATGAAAGGTCAGCGCTAGATGCTGATGTTGCAGCACTTGATGCGCTAGTTGCAGCACTTGCTGCAGATAGAGCAGCAGCAGTAGAAGATGCTCCAGCACTAGATGCCATTGTATCAATGTAACTCTTGTTGGCTGCATCAGTAGATGCTGTTGGAGTACCAAGACCAGTAATCTTATTTGTACCCATGGCAATAGCGCCAGTCATTGTGCCACCTGTGAGTGACAACTTGGCTGCTAGGGCAGTAGTCATTGTTGTTGCAAAGTTAGGGTCGCTGCCAAGAGCAAGAGCCAACTCATTAAGAGTATCAAGAGTTCCAGGTGCTGAGGCAACAAGGTTAGATACCTGAGTATCTACATATAACTTAGTTGCTGCATCTGCGTTTGCAGACGGTGTTGCAAGTCCAGTTACCTTGAATCCACCAGCAGCAAGGTCGCTACCCAGAGTATCGCTAGAAAGAGTCTTGTTAGAAATCGTTTGTGCTGCATCAAGAATCGCCACAGTTCCTGTGACATTTGGTAGCGTAATAGTGCGGTCAGCAGTCGGGTCAGTAACTGTAAGTGTTGTCTCGAAAGCATCAGCAGTTGCTCCTTCAAAGACAATGCTTGCATCGGTAAGGGTTAGACCCGATACCGCTGGAGAAGTAAGTGTCTTGTTAGTTAGAGTTTGTGTCTTAAGTGTGCCTACTACATCGCCTTCGCCAGTAGCAATACCGTGAACATGTGTGTCCACATTGTTGAGGATGCCTGAGTCAGATACAAAGCCGCGTGCGGCAATGTGTGTCTGGAGTTCCTTGAACTCGCGGGCTGAGATACCGTGGCGAATAGTTGCACCCGCTGAGTGTGCTACAGCCTGTGTGTTGTCCTGCCCACGATAAACCTGGAGTGTGGTTCCAGCGCCGCCATAGACAGTGACTACTTCTTCCTTGTTTGTATCAGGGTCTACAAGGAGTGAATAAGGAAACGATGATGGGAATCCTGATACTGAGGCTATAACAAACGATGTGTTTGCATCACCTTGAGATTGAGAAGCAAGAGCAGCAGTAAGAGTTGTCTCTACTGCAATGGCGGAATAGTTCCGCTTTAGTGTACCTGGGTCGCCTGCTGCCATTTATTTACCTATCTTTGATAGTGGGAACGAGTTGGATATTGACGGCGCTGATTCTCAGCAACTTCATTTAAACGCTGTTGATAAACATTAAACAAGAAGCGTGATGTTGATTCACCTGTGCGAGCGCCTTGCTGCATATCGAGAGCATCGGCTGATGCTGACTGTGGTGCTAGGCGTGATGGGTCAATGAAAGAAACCATACGAAACGCTGCTCCGTAGATAACTACATCTTCTGCATAGTTAGGCAACCCTGTCCAAGTTGAGAACTCTTGGTCACCGTCTGTGAATACTGTTGGGCGCTTGCCGTAAGCCACATTGACTTTACGACCTGGCATGATTGGACTAAGAACGCTTACGCTCTTACCCAGTTCACCTGCCGTACCGAAGGCTGTTGGATTAGCCATACGGTCAAAGTTATACGCACGAACAGGAAGCCACTCTTTAGATGGTCCGATTGTTTCGTGTGTGATATTAAGAATCTGCTCTGCTGAATCTGGCAAATCGTATGTTGTGCGGTTAGCGATATAAGTAAACTCTGTCTGACCTACGCCAAATATGTTTGGATACATTGCATTAACGGTGTCGTTAATAGCACGCTTAATCTCATTGCGTGGGAATAGCGGAGCAATAGTTACCTTTGCATTTGTTGCATGCGCTGCCGCAGCAGTACCACGCTGTCCTCTGCCCCAAGGGGAAATGGTTACCTGGCTGTTGGCTGGGTCAATAGAGTGAACATGAAGAATCTCATCACCAATCTGGATAAACCCACGACCAAGGACTCCGACCTCGTGAAGGGTAAGAGTTGTTGAGGCGGCAGTAGCAGAGGTAGTAAGCCATGTGGTTGCCTCTGTAGCAATGGAGTATCCATGGAGAAGCGTGTCTACACGCTCAGCCAATGCATTAAATGTACTCATAGGTCAATACTCCTTAGGGCATCCACGGCAGACTTGCCTGTGGTTCCAGCCAGTTCATTGCATACTGCGGTCAAGCCCTTGAAGTCATTTGGGGTACGGCTTGTGCTTGCCTTGTAGTTCAAGGCTCCAAGCAATCCTTTGCCAGTAGTTCCTGCATAGGCGTTAGCAGCCCCCAGTAGCCCTTTAAAGGCTGCTCTATCTGTGACTCCAGCCAGACGGTTTAACTCACCGACTAGCGTGCTTCCTGCTACTCCTGTTGCCATTACTTACCCTTTCGCTTTGCTGCTGCGTTGTCAACAAGGTTTGGGTATGGTCGCCCAGCCTTCTTAGCCATTGCCTTAGCCTTAGTTTTCTGGGCTGGTGTTAGAGGGGTTGACTTCTTGTTTGGATTCTTCTTATCCCAAAATGCTTTCTTCATTACCACTTCACCTTATCTGCCCAATACGCTGCGCTCATCTTGCCCTTGGCAATGTTCTTCGCATGGCGTGCTTTAAATGATGCTTGTCTAGCCGTTGGCGATTTGTCGCCACTGACACCCTGTTGACCAAAGCGAATAGTCTTAACCTGTTCCCCCGACTTAGCCACAACTACATGTGACTTTGTTGGGTGGCTAGGCGTACGCTTTGGTTTATTAAACCCTGATACTCCTGCTCGCTTTAGTCTTGGGTCTGCCATTACTTCTTCTTTGCTGCCTTCTTAGCAACCTTCTTAGCCATCTTCATTGGCTTACCAGTTGCTTTGGCTTCCTTCATGGCTGCCATCTTGCCTGCTTTGTCGTATGAGAATTTCTTTCCATTTACCATTGGCATTGTTTTCCCCTTATTAGTTGTTGGTTGTTAGTCGTCATCTTCATCATCTTCGTAGTCATTGCCTGCTATTTTTTCTAACGGCTTGATTGGAAGAATCCAATCTGGATAACTCTCTCTATCTGACATAAGCCAGAAAGCATGAGTCTCAGTAAATCCTGCTTTTCTTAACGACTTAAAATACTCGTTGAGAGTAATCGCATAGGCATCAAGAGCAGAGTAGGTATCTAAATCTATAACTTTTTTCTGTCTTACGACAGGTTTCTTCCTTGGTGCCATGGTTTCCTCCTTTAGTTTTTAAATGAGTTAGTGTTTCCGTCAAAGGCTTTACCAACCTTGTTGGAAAGGTCTACTGCTGCTTGTATTTTAGCCATTGATGTTCCAGTTGGCTGGATGCCTTGCTTTCTAGCATCTCTATACGCTTGCAGTTCTGCTTCAAATTTTTTCTTAGGCATACTCGCTGAGGAGTTTGCATCACCTGTCCCGAACTCTAGGTTCGATGCTCGCAGACACTCGCCCCAATTAGCGTGGTCTTGCGTTGGACAGCCTGTTCTACATGCCATTAAATTGCCTCCAGGAACTCTCCGTAACCTGCTGAGGTTAAACGGACTGCGGCTTCATCATCTACTTCATAGATGTGCCCGCCTAAATAAACTTCTTCTGCTGCTATTACTTCCGTAAGCGATGGGTATCTGTAGGAGGAATACACGCCCTGCGTACGAAGAACTGAAATGCCTTGATGTAATGTCATACGAGAAAACAAAGGACCGCCACCTGCTGGGGTTTCTTCAACTGTTGGTGTTGTAAATCTATACATGTTATGTCCTTAGTTAGAGGGGAGCAGAGCCGAAGCCCTGCCCCCCGTTGCAACTACAATGCTGCGATTGAAGAACCTGATTCAATGCGGTATAGAGATTCTTCGCGGTAGCGAGAGAATCCAAGTACGCCGTACCAACCGATTGGTCGGAAACGCATGAGTGAATCGGTAACTGGTCCGATAACAACATTTGGCTCAACTGCTACAGCCTCTGCAAGTGCCTGCTTACCGCACAAGATTGTGCTGTAAACGCGGGTTACTGGAGTTACTGTAACAACAGTTGTTGCTGTAACGGCAGCAGTGTGTGCTGCGCTAAGCGTAAATGTTGTTGTTGAACCTACAGTTGCGATTGCAGAAATCTTGGCTGTTGTAGCAATGCCTGTTCCTGAAATCTTGTCGCCAACTTCTGCGCGTGATGCGATAACAGAAGATGAAGCAACGCCAAGTGTGAACGCTGCTGATGCTCCTGCTACTGTTACTGCAGTTGTTGCGAGTGTTGACTGGTCTGCACCTGACTTAGCAGAGTACATGCGGTTAGTTTCAACAAAGAAAGCACCTTCGTATGTACCGATAGTTCCAGCCCAGAGGTTACCCTGACCTGAATCTGTAAGTGAGTGGATGTCACGCCAGCCCACGGAGCCAGTTTCTGCACGAAGGTCGTGTGAAACTTCTGGGTGGATGCCTGTCCAGTAGAGGTTACCCTCGCGTGGTACAGCCTTGCGTGTGCGCAATTTTGCAACTAACTTGCGGATGTCTGCAGAATCAATAGTTGATGCTGCTGTAACGGTTGCTGTTGATGTCGCTGTTGCTCCACCATACTGAACATAAGTTCCGCCGTTAAGTGCTGACATTGCGAGTTGGTCAATGGAGTCTGCCATGTTATAGGCAATGATGTCTGCAACTGCTGGGTCAACATCTGAAAGTGAGAACAACTGCAACTTGCGTGTAACAAGTGCGCCGTTACCCTTTTCTTCTAGTGTGACAGAAACGGTTGATACATCTGGTAATGCCACTGCTGTGACATCTGTGGTTTCTCCGAGTGTTGAAGTAGCAGCCGCCAAGTCGTTGTAGAGTGAGAATACAACGGTTGAACCTGGCATGGCTTGCTGTGCTGGGCGCTTGTCTGCCACTGAACGAATCATTGGCTGGCTGCGCAGAGCGAACTCAACATAGCGGTCATACGCTGTCTTGATAAGACCAGCGATTGCTGTTGTGTCTGTATATGCCATTTAGTTCACCTCCTAAGGTGATTGGTAGTTTGTAAGTTAGTTAATACCAAGGATGGCGTTCAAAGCAGCGGGACCATCTGCGGATAGAATCTTTGCTAATGCATCTTCATCAATCGTTGGCGCTGCTGCGCTGTTGATTGTGTTGGCGATTCGTTTTGCAGCAGATACATCTACGCTGTCTTGTTTTGCTTCTTCTGGCGGGGTAACTCCAAAGACATCGCCGTATTCATTAAGCCATCCTGAGATTGCTTCTTCTCCCTCAATATCTTGTGGGATAAATGCTGCGATTTTTGGGTTGATACCCTTTGCTGTCAGTACATCCTTGACTGTACGCTGACGAGTCTGAATTTTCAGACCGTTAGCCTCTGCCTCAAGTTCCTTTAAACGCTTTTCGAGCGTACGGTTTACTTTCCGTAGTTGCTTAACGACATCTCCACCTTCTTCGGTGAAGTCATCTTCGTCATCGTATTCGTAATTGGTAGCCATCTACCTATCTCCCTTGTTAGTTGTATTCGCAATCCACAAACGCGGTTCGGGGAAACCATGTCGGCTATTGCTACCAGACTATTACGCTGACGGGGCTGGTGGGTCCGTTCAGGATTCTATTTATTGGTTCGTAGTGCTTTTCAGCGAAGTAGAACCAACGCCGCTTGAGCCACCGAAACGGTATTTTGTTTCTCTTTCGGCTCTGCGTTGTGAAGCAAGTATTGAAGCCTGCTCTTGTGCAATGGCTGCGTTGACTGCTTCTGTGTCGTTGTAAGTCTGACCTTCAATACCTGCAAGGCGTGACTGTGTACGAGCAAGTGTCTTAGCCTGCCCAAAGTCTTTCTTAAGTGCTGCCAAATCTGCAGTACCAGTGGCTCCGATGAGTGACTCGGCATAACCTGTACCTAATGAAGCCTTGCCTCCGAGGTCAGTGAACCCTGCGTATGTTGCAGCAGCACCAATCTCAGCAGCACGAACCTGCTTCTTAATAATGTCCATACCCTTTGTAGGGTTGAGCAGATATGAAACAACGGCTGAATCATCAATCTCTGGGTAGTAACCCTTAAGTTGCTTGACTACATCTGTGTTATCAGCAACGCGAGTCTTGGCGATATTTACTCGTTCCTCGAATTCGCGTGGTGAAACTAAGTTGGCAATGTACTTGCCTAGTTCAGAGCGAGTACCAAATACTCCAGCATCTAAACCGTAGGCTCCCAGTGTTTGAAGGTAGCCCTTCTCCATTGAGATATATGTAGCCTCGTTTACAGCCTGTCCCGCATCTCTCAATGCTTGCATGCCTGGAAAGCGCAACTTGTATGCTGCCTGCTTAGGCAGTTCAAGTTTAATCTGTGATGCAGTAAAGTCCTGACGAATCATCTCATCAACAGTATCTGCTAAATCGCCAAGACCCATTTCTGAAAGCGCTGCTTTAAAATCCTGTTGCGCAGTTCTTTTTGCCTGTGCTTCTATATCAGCCTTAGCCTTAGCAGCGGCTGCTGCTGCGGCTGTTGCTGAGTCAGATGATTTTTTTGTAGACCAAGTTGTAACAAATGCGTTTAGTTCTGCTGCAGAGTTAAATGTTTTTATTTGCCCAGTATCTGGGTCAGTCCATGTAAAGGCTCCTGTAACCCCTGTTACGCCAGTAACCCCTGTTACGCCAGTGACACCAGTTGCTCCACCACCACGGCTGCCTGAAACATAATCAGGATTCTTCTCAGATGAACCAAAGTCAATCTTGGTTCCACCCTTACCATCGGCAACAATCTTACGCCTTAGGGTTCCTGTTGTCTGGGTATTGTTTTGATAATCCCAACCAACAAAAGTTCCTGCTGCTGGAAAGTTAGTTGCCGCTGCTGGAGTTACAACTGGATTTGCATTGACATCTACGGTTGCCTGAGTGCCAGTTTTAATTGCATCAATTACACGCTGATTATATGTAGTTGGAGTGGCTGTAGGCGTAGGTGTAGGTGTTGCTGCAGGTGTGGCTGCTACAACGGGAGACATACCAAGTAACTTGCGTTCCTCGTTAGTAAGCGTTTGACCGCTAGTTAATTTGCGTAATGCGTCATTTACATTTGCCATTATCCGCTGAACCCAAATGTTCGTGCAAGGTCAAGAGCCATATTGCTATATGTTTCCTTTGCATTTTTTGTATACTGCCAGAGTTTGTCCTGCTTAACTTGCTTAGTGAAGTCAGCGAAGGTGCGAGCATTGCCAGTTGTATTGTCAACAACTTTACCCATGAGGTCATCCCATGTGATTGCTGTTGAGTCAACCTCTAACAAGTTAGCCATCTGTTGGCGGTAGTTGTTGGTTACTTCATATAGGCTACGCCCAGCCTTAAGAGACTCAGCGAACGGCTTGTATGTTGGGCTATCCATTGCTTGCTGCTTGACAGAGTAGAGCCAGTAGTTGGCATCTCTACCATCGTTAGGGTCAAGGAGCGAAAAGTTAATCTCCTTTTCAAGTGCAGAGTCAATCTTAACGCCATACATGTAAGCCTGGTTCTTAACCTTTTCAAGTGTGGAACCTAGAGTTCCTCCACCTGTAAACATGACAGTTGACTTAGTTGCAATAAAATCTTCTAGTTGCGCATCATCCCAGTTGTTCTGGATGGTCTGCATAGCAAGACCCTTAATGAATTCTGAGTTGTCAATTAACTTGCCAGTGGCTGGGTCAGTTGACATTGATGAGATACCAAGGGTATCCAACTTAGCAGCAATGGTTGACATCTTATTCTGCACTTTTTCAGTGAAGGTAGATGCATTGCGTGGGTCAGATGTCTCAAGAAAGAAAGAGCGCATTGACGGCAATGTTGCCTGCCACCAGACTGTGCCCTTGAGGGCTTCCATGAAAGTCTTTTCGTCATACTGAAACTTCTTAGCATCGTCAAGAAGTTTATCAATCTGAGCCTTCTGAGTCTTATCTTCAAGAGAAGCAAATGTACTACGCAGGTATGACACCCAAAGAGTTTTAGTATCTAAGCCATCTGCTGGAGGTGGAGTTACTGCCCCATCGCCAGGCTTTGGCTTAGGCTTAGGTGCTGGTGCTGGCTTGTTGGCAACAGTTGGTGTCTTATCAACATTATCTGGAGTACCATCGCCATCAGTATCTACAATACCAGCCTTAGGTGCAGGAGGTGGAGTTACTTTTGTTGAAGGCGCAGCCTCAACCTTTACCTTAAGAGCATCTACTTGAGTATCTGTCTTTGGGTCTACCGTGCCAGTATCTTTATTGTCCTGTTGCTTCTTAAGAAGTGGGTCCAACTTAACAGATGCTTGATATGCATCACGGGCAGCATACCAATCTTTTTGATACTGGTCAAACTTAGTTTTCCAAGCATCAAATTTTCTTTTGTAAGCATCCTTTTCAGCCATGTATTGTGCGCGTTGTGCGCTACCTGCTGGAGAATTTCTAATAAGTCTATTGATTGCTTCTTCGGAAGTTTTATCATTTGCGTTCATAGACCATGTAGGTTTTGGCTGGCGGTCTTTGTAATTTGAATAATCTTTAGTTGCCTTATCAAAAGCAATTTCTAAGGCTTTAGTTTTTTCTGATGTTTCAGCCATTAGCGGGTTCTCCTAACATCAGCAGCAACCTCGTTGTAGATAGCATCAAGGTATGTATTTTCTGTACGCTTAACAAACTCAGGGCTTGACTGGACCATTGATTCAATAGCCTGTTGACGACCACTGACACCTGTATCTTGGCTCTGACTTAAGAAAGCATTAACACCTTTACGGTACTCAACGCCTACGGCATTGCGACCCAACAACTGTTGGTAGACAGCCTGAACATAGGCTGATGCCTCTTGTTCAGTAAAGACTGTACCGCCACCTTGAGGAGCGCCACCGCTTGTATTAAGTTTTGCAAGGATTTCATCAAAGTTTGCTGACTTCGCTGCGCCAGTACCAGCAGAGGTGCCAGAGTTTGTCTTTGGCTTATTTTCTTCGCCTGCCATTACACCACCACCGAATCGTTAATAAAGTAACGGTTAAAGAATTCCCCGAACTCAGGGCTTTCTGCAACCAACTGTGTTTTAATTGCGTTGAATACATCTGAAACATCTGCATTGCTCTTTGCCTCTAGTGAAGCGGAGCCACCTAAGCGGTCACGCTGAGCAAGGACTGCAGCAATCTTCTTGCGAACATCTAGGTAGACAGCAAGTGATTTAACTACTGGGCGATTGCCATTGGCAGTCATCCAAGCCTTATCCTGTAGCGCTGTTTCAAGGACTCTTGCACGGCGCTCGTACTTGCCTCTATCTGGTGAGATGTACTCTGAGTACCAGTCGAAGTTAACCTCTGCAGTTGCCTTAACCCATAGTCGCTTTGCTTCTAAGTGGTTAGCAAGTTTAGGGTCGCGGTCAGATGAGATACCGTTTTGAATCTTGAAGGCATCAATGCCATCCATAATTCTTCCGAACTCAGTCCAGCCACGCTTGATGTTGGCATCGCGTACGAGTTCAGCAGGGTTACGATTCTGACGATAAGTATTCTTTGAACCAGGGTATGCACCTTTACGGTACTGCCATTGGTATGCTGCTTGGCTAAATGTGTACTGACCATCAAAGTCATTGGCAAGGAAGCCAATCAACTCTGGGTTATCAGATGCCTCTGCAGCAGCCATAAGGTTGCCGTACTTCTTAAGGTTACGCACTGTCTGCACATTTGCCTCAAGCCCACCTGGACTCTTGGAAAGACTGACAGTAGCCTCGAAGTAATCTGGATACATCTCAAGAAACTTAGCCTCTGCTTCGCCCGCTCCGTATTGTTCTTGGAACTGACGGAACGCACGCTGGTAGAAATCCATCTCAGGTGAGATAGCAAATGGCGCAGAGATTGAAGTCAAAGCACGGAGCAAGAAGAACTTGTTTGTCTTGTCTGTAATCTCATCCAATGTAGGCTCATCACGCTTGCCTGAGTTGTAGTTGTATGTTTCGTAACGAAGCATCTGATTAAAGGTACGGACATAGAGTTCATCCTGTGTCCACATCGTTGTTAAACGGCGCACTACAGCAGGAGTAAACAAATCTGTTACCTTCTGTGGCTGACCCGCTGGAAAGAAAGGCTCAAAGGCTTGTTCAAGTTCTGGGCGACTCTTAACAATCAAATATGCTGGAGCAACAAGGAAAGGACCAGCACCTGGGTTACCAGGTTGACCCTGTGTAATAACATCAAGGCTTTGCAGCGGGATGTTAATGTTCTTAAATGAGTTTTCAACAATAGGCTTCCATGATGCTGGTAGCGAATTGATGAATCCTTGTGGAACCTGAATAACTAGGTTACCGCCTGCGCTAATCTGAGTAGCATCTTCGATGCGGTTACCATCTTGGTCTACAACTAACTGCCCATTAACTACCTGAGCAATGGTGCGTGAGATGTTGGTTAAGACAGAAGGGTTCTCTGTAACGATACCACCCCAACGCTTAACGGTATTCTCATAAGCCTTATAGAAAGGGAACATCAAAGACATTACCGTGCTAGATGATGCACCTGTACGGCGAACAATCGTAAAAAGTGTGCGCTCTACTTCTTGGCGTGCTTCTTCTCTTGCACCGCGTACTGCACGGCTAAGTTCTTCTGCTGTAAGACGGTCAGTACCCTTGGCTTTAGCCATCTGGTCAATGTTCAAACGCAAACGGCGAGAGTAAACACTCTGCGTTAATGGGTGACGAGCAAATACATCTTCTGGCAGTGAGCCAAGGAAGCGCATTACACGGCGGTTAAAGGTATCAATAAGGCGCTCTTGGTCTTTGTATTCCTTAGAGGTAGTAACAAGAAGTCCGTTGATTTCTGGCAACTCCTCTGGGTTCTTACCAAAGCGATTGACTAGATAATCTTGAACTTCGCCTCCTGTCATTGGTCTACCCTCTGGGGTAGCCGCTGAAAGGAACAGCGCTGTTTCCTCATCTGGGATGTACACCTTTACAGCATTGCGAGTGATTGCAATTTTCTCTGCAAGGTGTTCATCAAGTTCACCAGCACGCAACTTAGTAAATCCAATGCCCTCACCAACGCGGGTGTAGGTATCATTGGCATACTTGCTGCCATCAAATGTCTTGAACCACTTAAGTAAATCTGTATCAGTGGCACCGTCAAGAATCTGACGAACTACTGGGTCCATGATTCCTGATTCTGGGTCGCGGAAGTGCATGTTAAGTATGTTTGACCAAGCCTCAAAATAGCGTGGGTCATTAGGCTTAACCGCACTTACTGTGCGAGAACCTATGCCAGTTGTGAACGCCATCTCCTGTGAAGATACCATTGCGTTCCATGTCTGCTCAGCAGATGTGCGACCAAGGAACCATGAGGCACCTTCAAATGCATTAGGCAGCGCATAGTTGTAACCATTTGCTGCAACATCCATAGTGCCATAACCAAGTCGTGACTTGATTGCATTGCTTTCGGCTGCAGTAATACGAGCGCCAATGCGGTCTGCCATATCATCAAGATGTGCATGTTGCATTGCGTAGATGCGTGAGAGATTCTCAGCAGCATCCTCAACACCATTGTTAATCATAGCGTGGACATTTTCCTTAGTGTAATAAGGATTAACTGCATTGTCTCTACGCTGTACTCGTTGGCGCTTTACTGCCTGATGACGAGCCATGCGGCGTTCTTTAGCAGTTGCAAACTTCTGCTCCATTGCTGGGAAATCCTCAGCAACTTCTGCTAACTTTTCTTCATCAAGTTTAGAAAGGTAAGACTTAACGCTGTTCTCTCGACCCTCTGCACCAACGGTGCCAGGAAGAACAATGTGACTTACGCCACCTGCACGCTTATCATCTGCAACAACCAAACGACCATAGCCGTTATCTTGCATAACCTTAGTTGCTGGGTCGCCTGCATCTTTCCAACCCTTGCTGGTTACCCATGCACGGTAAGCCCTTTGCTTACCACCGAAAGCAGCATCCTTAATCTCTACAGGGATGTCGCTCCATTGAGTCATATACAGTGGCTTGCCGTAGGCACGCACTGGGGTTACGGAACCCTTAACTGCATTAACTCTAAAGATAGGGCGTACTGACCAGTCCTTAAACAAGACTGTTTCTAAGTCATCTGATTCGCTAGTAAGTACGAGTGTCTCATAGTCAATAGCCTTGACCTTCTGCCATGTAGCGCCACGCTTGATTTCAACTGAGGCACCACTATTAACAGCATCAATCATATCTGACTGGAGGCGAAGCATTGCTTCCGCTTCTACATCTTGGCGCTTTAATGATGGAACTTTTGGTTCTGGAAGGATTGCTTCAAGTTTTACAAGGCGACCTTGAACTGGGTTGCGGTCACGGGCTTCAATACCAGGAGCAACGCCAATTTCTCTAGGTTCTATGGAAACAACTTTAAATTTTACACCCGCTGGAAGTAAAACTTCACGCTCTGAACCAACAGATGTATATGTTTGGTCAATATCAAAGCCCTTGTAGGTTGCTTCAATATCTAAACCAGGATGACCTTTAGGAACTGTTATCTCAAAAAGAGTTGGCTTAAATCTTGCTTCTGTTCCAACAAATGCATTGCTGCTTGCAACATTTATATCTTTGCTTGTGGATGTAAAACCTTTTTCAGTAATTTCCTGACCAACTTGTATGTCGTCATAAGGTGTTCCAGAAGCGGTGATACCACGATAAACTGTTGTTTGTTTATCAACAATACTGCGTTCTACAGTACGCTTTAAACCTTTAAGCCAAGTTCTTCCTTCTTCGGTTAAACCCTGTGGATTAAAATTTTCATCTAAATAATTTCCACGAAGCATTGTTTGCTCTAAATTAGCAACACCAGTAACCCATGGGCGTACATATTTTCTAAAGTCTGCAACTGGCATTTTTTCAACTACGCCAGGAGTTCCGATTGGAGCGCCAGGAGTTACCTGTGGCTTACCACTGATACGACCAGGGCGACCAGTTGGTGTCTGGATGTACTGTTCAACTGACTTGATAATGCCACCTGATGCGTAACGATTAGCAATCGTAGGCGAAGCAGATAGGGCAAGAGAGCGAGTCTTGTCAAGAGCGAACACATCATCTGGGCTACCGTGGTAAAGGGTTACTGATTCCAGGTCCTCAAGTGCGCCACGAAGTGTGCGAAGTTCATCCTCTACATTGAGAGGACCAGTATCTCCAGTGAGGCGCAACTTAAATCTATCGGCTTCAATCTCGCCAATGCGAACTGATATAGCCTTAGCAAGTTGCTGACGGCTCATATCTACTGCACGCAGTTGGTCAATACCTGTAGCAAATTCATATTGCAAAGTCTTTAAATCATCAACCTTGCCAGACATAACATTTACCTGGTCAATAAGGCGGTTGAATCCAACCTTACGGTTATTAAAGAAGCGTGCAACGCCATCCTTACCACCTGCTGCAACCATTGCTGGTAGAGCAAAACCCTTTGCAAGCATAGATAGTTGCGCTTCTGTAAGGTTACGAACTGTGTAACCAAGGCGCATCAATACCGATGTCTTGAAGATGTCATTGATTGTATTGAGTGCAGCCAAGCCACGCTCTGTACGCATTGCAATATCTTCTACTTGGATACCATCAAGGAGTCCTGGCAATGTCATTTCATGTGCATCAATACCGTGCTTAAGTTTGCGTAAGTCTGCGATAATAACAATGTTTGCAGATTCACGCTGTAGCACTGGAGCCTGAGCAGCAATAACCTGACCGTTCTCCATATAGGAAACAAAGCCTTGGTCATTATGCTTCTTGATTGCGCTCGCACGGCGAGCATCAAAGACTGCATAGAGTGTATCTAGTTGCTGCTTATCGTAATTAGGAAAGAGTGTTTCCATTGCATCACGCTCAGCACGCTTAATAGTATTTAAACGCTCACCTGGTGTAACCCCTGCAAGATATTCATCTGCATAGGCTGCAGCCTTAGCGCCAAAGTTACCTCTTGAAAGAAGGTTAGCCTCACGCAAGAAAGCATTAAACTCTACATAAGAGTCACCATCATTTACATTGAACGCACCACTTGGCAGTTCCTTTGAAAGATAATTAACAACCTTAATAATTGGATGCAGTGAAGATGCTTGGAAGATAGCAGAGTCTGCTTCTGCAAATGTCTCACGCGCTTGCTTAGATGACTTTGCAGCCAACTTGCCTTCCCACGGTCCACGGCTAAATCCATACTTAAGTTGTCCACCAGTTGATACAGTCTCAAGTGCTGCCCGATAACGGAAATCTTCTGCCGCAAGTGACTTAACATGTACACCTAGTGCGCTATTGTAAGGTTCAGATACAAGTATGTCGCCATCTAACTTACCTTCAAGTGCTTGACGATGTGGATGTGGAACATCCTGTAATGCATCAAGGGCAAGTGCTACATCTGGGTCAGCCTCTGCACGCTTAGCAAGGGCTGATGTGTCCTTAAGCATAACTGCACGGAAGGTATCAACTACTTCTTCCTCTGTATTAGCCCTACCAAAAATGTAAGCCATGGCATCAGGGTTAGTTACACGCTTCTTTTTCCAGTAGAGATACTGTGTTTTAGCATCGCTTTCTGCAAGAAACTTAATATCTGCTACTGCTCCACCCTTACCCTCAAGGGCTTTAGTAAGCAATCCATCCAAGCGGTCATTGGTCATAGCGAACTTACCAAAGACTGCACGGGCTGTACGACCATTGATGTTCTCAAGCATTGGTGCTTTGGCTGCAATTACTGCGCCTTTACCCAAGAAACCTGTAAATGTCAGT